CTTATGGCCTCGCTAGATCAAGAAACACAGCAGTACTACGATAATTACTTCACCCTGTTTTCTACTGATGGTTGGAAACAGCTAACTGAAGAACTTAAACAGAATGCTTTAGTGATTAACAATGTTGAAGCTACTAAAGACACGAATGATTTGTATGTACGTAAAGGACAGCTAAACGTCTTAGCATACATTTTAAATTTAGAGTCTACAATAAGCACTAATTACGACGAGCTTAACACATCTGATGATTAAAGTATTCGATTTTCGTTGTACTAACGGACACATATTTGAAGAATTTGTAGATCAGGACACCACAACCATTAGGTGCGGATGTGGTGCTAACGCTACAAAAATCGTTTCAGCAACACCGTTTATTCTCGATGGATCTACTGGTGACTTCCCCGGAAGACACATAAAGTGGGTGCGAGAACACGAAAAAGCTGGGCGACGAGGAAGGGAAGCTCGTGAGAGTTAATCCCAATAATAATAATCTCCATAACCTAAAAAGGCGGGGTAACTTTAGTGATGTCAAGAGCGACAATTATCGATGAGCGTCCAGAAGAGGAACTAGAAACAACAGATCAACTCGACCTGCAGGATTCAGTAGAGACTCCTCAACAAGAGGAACAACCTGTACAAGAGCCTTATGTTCCAGAAAAGTATCAAGGTAAGTCTGTCGAAGAACTTGTACAGATGCACCAAGAGCTTGAGAAGTTTTCAGGCAAACAGAGTACGGAAGTTGGCGAGTTACGTAAAGTTGTTGACGGATACATTCAGACAGAACTCAACACACAACCAGCACCTCAACAACAGCAACAAACAGACGAAGATGTAGATTTCTTTGTAGATCCGCAAAACGCTGTAAACAGGGCAATAGACAACCACCCTAAGATTAGAGAAGCAGAAGCTTACACTCAACAGTACAAACAACAGGCTACTCTTGCACAGCTTAAAGCTAATCATCCCGAAATGGATGGCATACTGCAAGACCCTAAGTTTGCTGAGTGGATCAAGGGATCAAAGGTTAGGACTAAACTGTTTGTAGAAGCAGACCAAGGTTACGATTATGATTCTGCTGACGAACTTTTTACGCTTTGGAAAGAACGTAATCAAGTGGTTCAGCAGACGGCTCAAGCTGAGAAAGCAGCCCGTAAGAGTTCCGTAAAGTCTGCAGCAACAGGCAACGCTCGTGGTACAGCAGAAGGATCTCGTAGAAAAGTCTATCGTCGTGCTGACATTATTAAACTAATGAAAACTGACCCAGAGCGTTACAATTCGTTATCAGACGAAATTTTACAAGCGTACGCCGAGGGTCGAGTTCGATAGCCCTAAAGGAGATAACTCATGGCTACAGCAACTTATCCCGGATCCGGTGGAAACACCGCCCTAACTGAAGCGGCAACTTTTGTACCAGAAATTTGGTCAGATGAAATTATTGCTGCATATCAAAAGAACTTGAAGATGGCACCCCTTGTCAAGCGTCTCGCTATGACTGGCAAGAAAGGTGACGTTATTCATATCCCTAAGCCTACTCGTGGTGATGCCAACGCTAAAGCGGCTGATACTGCGGTAACTATCATTGCAAACACCGAGTCAGAGTTGCAGGTTACTATTAACCGGCACTTTGAGTACTCACGTCTGATCGAGGACATCGTAGAGGTACAGGCTTTATCTTCTCTGCGCCAGTTCTACACTGAAGACGCTGGTTACGCTCTGGCTGTACAGGTTGACAACGACTTGCACGCGGCTGGTACTGGTTTTGGTGACGGCGGCGCTGTTGTATTTAGCCCTGCTGCTACTGACTACCAGCACACTGGCTGTTTCTTTAATGATAACGGCACTACCACTCAGTACACTGACGACACTCTGGTAGCTGGTGACGAGTTCACGGATGCGTTTTTCCGTGACATGATCCAGAAGATGGATGACAACAATGTACCGATGGAAAATCGTAACCTGATTATTCCGCCTGCAACGCGCAACGCGATTATGGGTATTGATCGTTACGTGTCATCTGACTTTGTGTCTGGTGGAACTGTCAACAACGGCTTGATCGGCAACCTGTATGGCGTAGACGTTTACGTTTCTGCTAACTGCCGAACTATCGAAGCTGCTGGCGATAACACTGCATCAAGCGTCGACACTCGTGCAGCACTGTTGTTCCACGCTGATGCTGTCGTTATGGCAGAGCAGTTAGCTGTTCGCTCTCAGACTCAGTACAAGCAAGAGTACTTATCTACTCTGTACACCGCTGACACCCTCTACGGTGTTCAGGTGTATCGTCCTGAAGCTGGTTTTGTTTTGGCAGTACCTTCTGCCTAATAGAGTACCGGGGGTCGCAATGGCCCCCTTTCCTTTTTTCTTGCTAGGAATAACCAATGGCTAATTACACCAAAACCACAGACTTTGCCGCAAAAGATACGCTTGCTGGTGGTGACACCAATAAGGTTATTCGCGGTGCAGAGTTTGAAACAGAATTTGATGCTATTGTTACAGCGGTAGCTACTAAGTCTGATACAGCAGGCCCTACGTTTACTGGCACAGTTACTATTCCAACCGCTGACATTAACGGCGGAAACATCGATGGAACTGTAATAGGCGCTTCTTCAGCAGCCGCTGGTACGTTTACCAACCTTGTTGTTACATCTGCTGACATTAACGGCGGTACGGTAGATGGCGCTACGATTGGTGGTTCATCTGCTGGTGCAGGAACATTTACCAACCTGACTGCTAGTGGCACTGTGAACTTTAGCGGTGCAACTATCAGCAACCTTGGAACAATCACAACCGCTAACCTAGATGGCGGCACGGTCGACAACGCCGTTATTGGCGGAGCAACGCCTGCGGCTGGATCATTTACTACGTTATCTGCTTCTAGCACGTTTACTGTAAATGGTGGCGTTGTAACAGCAACAGCGGCTGAGCTAAACATTCTTGATGGCGTTACGTCTACTGCCGCAGAACTCAACATCTTAGATGGAAAATCATTCGTAGATGAAGATGATCTGAGCAGTAACTCTGCAACCGGAATACCTAGCCAGCAGTCCGTAAAGGCTTATGTGGACTCACAAACAGGCTTAGGTGGTGCTACCTTAGCGGGGTTAGCTGACACCACTGTTACGTCCCCTGCTGATGCCGCATTGTTGTTTTATGACACTGGCACATCTAAGTGGATTGATAATGTTGTTTCTGGCGACATCACGATTGCAGATACTGGCGTAGCAGCTATTGGCTCTGGCGTTATAGTAAACGCTGATGTTAATGCAAGTGCGGCTATTGACGTATCTAAGACTGCATTGGTAGCCGGGACAGGTATTACCCTTAGCACTAACACCTTGAATGTTGATGCGGCACAGACACAAATTACCTCTGTTGGCACACTTGGAAGTTTAGATGTCGACAATATCCAGATAGATGCCAATGCCGTTAAGTCAACTAACACTGATGGCAACATACAGTTGTTTCCTAATGGAGAAGGTTTTACAGAGCTTTACGGCAATACTAATGCTGGCGCTATTCGTTTTAACTGTGAGTCAAACAGCCACGGTGTAACGCTGAAGGGGCCACCCCACTCAGCAACTGCTACTTACAGTCTTGAGCTTCCTAATGCTGACGGCACTGCTGGTCAAGTGTTGCAGACCAACGGCAGTGGTAAGTTAAGTTTTGGAGATACAGCGGGTGGTGCAACTTTTGAGGCCACAGCTTC